TATTTCTTCACTGCGTCAACAGATAGGCTTTGCTCCATTGCCACCTGCACGCAGCTTTTCTGCCGCACGTCGCACTCAATGATACACGCCGCCTCGTCAGCTGGCAGCTCGAAGGATAAGATATACGCCACGGCCCGCTTGGGGGCCATAGAGGATAATTGCGCGCGGATTGACCTGTGCTGACTGTCCATGCCCGTGTAGGGCTTGCAGAGGCGCTTGCGCGTGGGCTTTCGCCGCCCGCTCCTTTCTGTGCCCAAATCGGGCACCGTTATTTTGTCGCTCTCTGGATCATCGTCACGACTTCTTGTCGCGTGATAAATCTCTGCGGCGCGCTGCCATCCGTGATGCCCGCAGCCTTTGCCGCCGCCCAGTCTTTCGCCGCCCACGTGGAGACGGGCTTCGTGCCGAGCTGCGCCAAATAGGTATCCATCATTTTGTTGAATTCGGTTTGAGTCATGTACTCCTCCATTTCCGGCGGGTACTTCCCCGCCAAAATCATGCGCCCTGTGTATCGCATATGATCGTCCCACTGGAAGTGCGGCTTGTCCGGGAATTTCTTCCAGTCGCCGCCCCAGCTGAAACCGACCTGCTTGCCGATCTGCCCGCAGCGGGCGAAGAACGACGGATCGTCGTACTCATGCCCCTTGACGTTTTTGCAGATATCGAACGCAAGCCCCGCCTTGACACCGTGGAACGTCGGGCGCGTCGCGGTCTTCGCCGCGTAGCCGTTTGCAGCAAGATAGCGCTGATACTCGTCATCTCGCACCGTTTCCGTCACCAGAACGGGAAGCCCCGCCTCCTTGCAGAGGTCGAGGAAGATGGCGCAGTTTCGCCGCACGTCCGCCCGCAGGTCGGCGATATCCCTACTGTGATACATTTTTGCTCTCCTTGTTGTAGCTGGACGTCGACACGCCGATGAGCGCGCCGATGAAGAGCGCGATCGCGCTGATGGTGGTCGTCACCTGCTCGACGTAGCCCCAGCCCCAAACGCCCGCCAGCGCGGCGTACAGGCCCGAACACGCGGGCAGCACGATCAGCACCAGCCATTTAAGGACGTCGTATACCTTGTTACTCAGTTCAAATTTCATTTTTCTTCTCCTTTCGTCTTCCAACAATAATTTCCACCAATGTCAGAAGCCCAGTAAAGGCTTCAATGATGCCGCCCGTACCCAGTAAGTACGGGAAGAGATTGTCCCACTGCCACCCCTTGATGCTGTAAAAGATGACCGTGTAGATCACAAAAGCGGCGATGAAAATGCCAACGATAATCAAAATGATGTTCCTCGTTCGCAATTTCGATGCCTTTTTGATAAGGCGCCTCATGTCCTGACCTCCCATTCGTCGATCTCGGACTTGATTTTGTCGATGAAGCTGTTGCCGCCCAGCGCCTTATAGCCCCTGTAGAGGTACAAAAAGTCCTCAAGCTCATACTGCCGGATGAACTTGTCTTCTCTATGCCGGTAGTATGTGTGCAGCATGTCGTGCCGCAGCTCACATTTAAGCGCGTCCGTCAGCTTGTCAAAGCCGAGGATTTTGTTGCGCAGCGGCTTGATGAGCAGCGCCAGCGCGCCCAAAATGACCGTGATCTCTGAGCACACCGACGCGAACCGTGCCAAGTCTCCCATATCCCGCTCCCTTTCTGCGGCCTTAGCCCGCCGTGAAATAATTCCCCACCAGCTCGTGCGGCAAATACTGCAACACGATCTTGCCGCCGTCCGCCTCGCCGACGCGCTCGCACTTGTAGGTCTTGCCGTCCTCGCTGTCGAGATAGTACAGGCCGTACTCGTATTCCATGCCGCGGCTTGCGGGGATGGGGTCATCCTGCGTGCCCGCGTGGGTAACGTCGATCACGACCCACAGCGCAGGCGTTGCGCTCGGCTTCCATCCCTCCTGCGAGGTGTGCGCCTGCTGGCACTTGTAGAGCTTGCCGCCGTCGCTTACGCGGTTGCCCACAATGTAGCTGACGGGGTATGCCCACGCGGGAAACAGCTCAACGGCCTTTGCTGCGTCGCCGTCCGGCAGGCTCGTTGCCGCCGCCTCGATCATCGGTCGCAGCTTTGCCGCGCGCTGCGGCGTGATGCTCTGGCCGACCAGCGCCGTGACGGTCGCCGCCGAAAGCTCGGATTCCGTGGGCTTGCCCATCTTGATAGATACGGTGCCGTCACGGTGGTCGGTGATGTCACCAGCAAGGCTGTACTCGCTGTTGTCGTACTCGTTGGAGACCTCTTTGGTCTCGCCCGTGGGTTGGCCCTGCTCGTCCAGCACGTTCACCGTGTCGCGCTGTACGATGCTCCATGGGGTATTGTCGGGCAGCAGTGCCGCCGCCTCGTCGTGGGACATGGTGAGCGTGACGGTCTTGGTGTCGCGCCCGTCCCACGAGCGGTCTTTGGGGTTGCCGTTGATCTCTGCGGGGTATTCGGTGTCGTTGACTTTGATGTAAGTTGCCATAGGGTAAATCCTCCTTGTAAATTAAAAGCAGAAAGCAAAGGGCACGCCAGAAACAACGTTTGCACTCCTGGATATGGATGCGCCGTTATAATTAACACAACAGTAAAATCTTGTATTACCGTTATACGGAGAACGCTCCCACCACTCGATCGCGCTATCGATGTAGTTCTTCACCTTGCTGTTGCCAGCTTTGTAGTAGTTGTACTGCGTGCCCTCGCCCTTGCCGGAATTCTCATCGCTACCAAAAATCTCAATCTCACTCAGTAAGAATAGCTTATCTGCCGTAGTGACTATGGTACGGCTTTCCGAGGTTAGCTTGTTCACTTCTCGGATGCCGCTCTGTACCTCCGTTGGCATCTGTTTCAAAATGATAGGTAGGTTTGTTTCCCGCATGTCACACCTGGACCAGCCTTTTGAGTTGGTAGTAGTATTGTGCATTGCCTTCTTTAGTTTATAGCAGTCATGCAGTTGGAACGTCATCGGAGCTTTTCCCGACCCATCGGCATAATCATCATGATTTTTTCCGATGATGTCGATCAGATAGTCCGAGCCGTCAATGGTCATAGGTTTCTGGTCTGCCACCTTCCATGTGTCCGGCACTTCGTTATTGTGGCACGCCGCGATGATCTGCTCCCACGTGTTGTTGGCAAATACAGGGTCGTAGCTCGGCTTAAACGTGATATCATACCCCGTGCCGTCAATCAGCGTCCTTCCTTTGAGGATGTTGTACACCGTGCCGCCCACCATGCACTTACCGCTCTTGACGGTGTAGACCGTGCCGTTGACGCGAGTTTTGTGTGCGGTGAGGTCAGGGATGACTACGTTGCCGCCGTCGTCTACAAGGACATTAGAAGGAAGAACCAAAGCGGGGCGGATGCCGTACGGGACGGATACGTGCCATGTGGAGCCGTTGGAGAAGACATACCACGCGTCGTTGCGATTACTGGTGTCCGGGGAGCGGAGCCACCAGTAGGCGGGCGAACCGTTCAGGTTCGCAATACGCTTGCTGTCGGCAGCCGAACCGGTTCCGGCCTCAAAGTAGTCCAGCTTCGCGCCATCCACCGGGAAGTGGACGTAGTCGCTGGTCGTCCAGCCTACTTCATAGCCAGACAGCAGGAATATCTTCGCGGGCAGCCCATTCGCGCCGCTCTGGTCTGTGCCGCCCGAGCCGCCGTTCTTACGGTACGGGATCTTCATCTGCTTGATAACATCGCGAATGTTGTTGTCGAACAGGTTCAGGAACGTGTTGTTCAGGTAGGTGTAGATGTCGCTGCTTTCGTACTTGTTGACGTTTTCGCTCTGCCAAACATGGTTCTCGTAGATGTCCTTCATCAGCAGCCAGGTGCCGTCGCAGCTCGCGTCGTACATGCCGCTCGGTTTCCCCTGATGGACGACGATGAACTCTTTTGCCACACCGCCGACTTTCAGCTTAACGATGCTGCCGACAGCTTTACTGCCGAGTTGTGCATTTGCCATCTCAGCACCTCCTTAGCCGAACAGCCAGTTGATGGCGTAATTCTCGGTCGGCGTAGTCTCAACGTTCACGAGCGTCTGCTTGACGATGTTGCCGCTCGCGATATAGTCGCTGCCGCGCGTCGCTGCCACGATGCCGCCCGAGCCGTTGCCCTTGAGGAGGGAGGTGGTGGAGGGGACGGACGGAATGACCGTTGTGTTTGGGAGCGCGCCTACCTCAGAGGCCGTGTAACTCGGTTTGGTCGCCGCCTTTGCCCATTCGGGCACGGTCGGGTCGGTCTCTGTGTAGCTCTGCAAAGCGCTGTCCGCCTTGCCCAAACTCGTCTGCACGTCGCTTGCAAGGTCGGATTTTGCGACCGTACTCTTAAATGCCAGACTGCCGAGGTCTGCGAACCACTTTGCAATCTTGCCGCACAGCACGGAGAGCTTTTCGCCCGTTGCAACGTTTGCGCGGGTGGTTGCCACAGTGAACGCCGCCGTGACGTTGCTGCCATCGCCGGTCTTGCCCAGCTTATTGGCAAGCGCCGAGTACACGCCGCCAGACTGCACAGGATTGGTGCTGCCCTGCGTAGGCGTTGCGTCAGTAGTCACCTTGACGTCTTTGATAGCATTGTCAACATATGCAAAGATGTCCTGATGCTTGTTGTTAGGGTCATACACAGACGCCAGCATGTCACCCGTACCAGCGCCGGAAGCGCCTCGGCAATAGCCCGCGTCATAGCTCGTGCCGTCCGACAGCGTCACGATAAGGTGATAGTCGCTCTGCCGGATGGTGATGCCAGTAATCGTGGGAGCATCTGCGCCGGGATTGCCCTGTGGACCAATTTCACCCTGAATACCCTGCTTACCCTGTTCACCCTGAATACCCTGCTTACCCTGTTCACCCTGTTCACCCTTTTCGAGTACAAGGTTGAGCACCTGATTCGGGGCTTCTCCGGTAATGGTCGCGCTCGCCACCTTGCCGGACGTGACCGAGCCAATGGTCAGCACGTTTGTAGGGCCAGTCGCACCTGTCGCGCCGGTATCGCCCTTGCTACCCTGCGGAATGCCAAGTGCCAGCGTACCAGTCGACTTGTCGTAAGTCGCCGTTGCTGAGCTTCCTGCGGGCAGCGTTGTCACCGTGACCGATACAACGCTCAGCGTGACAAACTTCAGCAGCGTTTCGCCTTTCAGCATCTTCGCCTCGCCGCCCTGCTCAAGCACAAACTGGTCTTCGTTAGTGATCTGTAACGCTTGCGTGAGGTCGGAAATTGCTTTATCAGCCATCGGTTGCCTCGCTTTCTTCGGGCGCTTTCGCGGTTTCGGCTTCGCCGTCCTTTACTTTTTTTGCTTTCTTTTTTGCATCCTCAAGCTGATATTTCAGCGCGACAAGCTCGCGCTTGTCTTTCTCCTGCTCTTCCGCCTCGCGATGTAAAATCTCATAAGCCTTTTGAATCTGCGCCTTGACGACGCTGATCTTGCCCGCCTCCGAGCCCAAAACCAACGTGTTATTCAGCGTGTCAAACGCGTTGCTCAAAAGTTCCATTGCTTCTTTCATGCCGATGCCTCCAATCTTCTAATCCGCGCTTCCTGCTCGCGCACCTTGGCCCACAGAATTGGGATAAACTCACTGTACCGCAGAAAATAGGTCTCGCTGCCGTCATCAAGCTTGGCCGCCGCCCAGCCCGCGAATTCCTGCGAATCAATGCCGCACGCGCGCATGGCGTCCTCTACCTCCTGCGCGATGAAGCCTGTGTGATAGCGTCCGCTCGTGCCGCTGTTCAGCTTGTAGCGCTTCGGCTCGACGAGCTCAAACATGCGCACGTACTTCACCGGCAGCGCCTCAATGCTGTTCTTGATGTTCCGGTCGGACCCGTTCAACTCGTTCGTGCTGCAATAGATCGTGCTCCAAACAAAATTTGGTGCGCCAAGATTGTACCGGTTATCTGCATTCGGGGCGAAATCGCCGCGGCAATCGATGAAGTCGTAGTCGAAATTGAGCGCTGATCTTCCGTTATTCCCCGACAGATACAGGTTTCCGCTCGTCGCGTTCAACTCCATAGCCTTGCTCTCGAGCGTCATTTTGTAGTCCGCCGTGCTGGCGTACTCGGTATAGATGTAACCGCAGCGCCGTCCGTTGTCGTTGCGCACCGTGATCGTGTCGCCCTCGATCTCGCTTGCCGTCAGCGTGCCGTCAATGTTGACGGCGTCAACGTGCAAGTCGATCGAACCGGTCGAATCAACGACAACACCATTACTGAGAATTTTGAACGTCGTACCGCTGCTGCTGCTCGATACGCTCAGCGTGATCTTGTCAATGCTCTGGTCGATCATGCTCTGTGCTGTGCTGCCGTCGATCTTGCCCGAGACAGTCGTGCGCAAGCCGTTGATATCGGCCTTGATGTTGGTAATGCTGCCGTTGAGGCTCGAAATATTGGCCTCAATGCCGTCAATGGACGTCGACAGCGACGTCACGCGCCCATCAACGCCCTCGACCTTGAGCATGATCTCCTCGCTGGTCTTGGTGATAAGCGAGCGTGTCTTTGCCATGTTGCGCTCGATCTGCCGCTGCGTCGGCGATTTGTAAGGGTACTCGTCGTCGATCTCGTCCGCATCCGGCGCGGAGATGTCCGGCGCGAGCATCGGGCCAAACGTCATGTCCAGCGCGATGAGCGGCACATAAAGCCCGTCTACCGTTACCGCGTCGCCAAGCTCCACCGCAGGGTCAAGCAGCGCCTCGCTGCCCTCGTAGCCGATGTGCTTGTAACCGGAGACTTTGGCGAGGATCGCCGCTGCCATTGCATTCGTGCCGTCCGGCTGCAAGGCCGTCAGCGTCCGTCCGGTGTCCGATCCGGACACACCGACCACGTCGCCGTTCTCGTCCAGCAGCTCCACCTTCGTAATGGGCTGCGACGCGATGCCTGGGGAAAACTCCGCCAGCCGCCGCCCTAAATAGGTTTTGTCCATGTTGCCCTCCTTACACGAGGATGCGCACGCCGCCGAAGGTGATGGCGCTGCCGCCCTCCGTGATAAGATAATTGGTTTCAGCGGGCATGGAGTTCAAACCGACCAGCAGCAGCTTCCCTTCATCCGTGATGATCCAGTTGCCAGCGTTGGCGACCGCGATACGCCCCAGCGCCTCGCGCATCGTCATATCGCCCTCGTCGTCTACGGGGTACTGCATCGGAAATGACGCATCCAATACCGTGCGACTGTCCACTGCCACACCCATGCGCGCCGCGATGTCGGCGACCGCCGTCGCCGCAGGCATCGGCCATGTCTCCGTGTCATAGCTGCTGTCGAGCCACGTCTCTTCCGCTTTGAGCATCGCATCATACCCGTGCACGCTTAAAACACCCGTGATCCGGTCAGTTTTGCGCGTGGAGAAGAAAAACACGCCCTTGGGAATCCACTCGCTCACCTGCTCGCCCAGCCGCAGCCGCGCAAATACTTCAATTTTTGCTTGCCGAGGAATCGTGCCTTTTGGGTAAAGCTCGACGTCGATCTGCCGCGCCGAACAATTCCCAATGCCAAAGGTGGAATACAGCCCGCCATACACTCGTAAGCTGTTTTTTACGATGTCCGCTTGACTATATTCCACCCCCGCAATGCTTAATTTTGTTTCTACGTGATGATTCCGGTCAGCAAGCAGTGTTAAATATAAATCACTTACACTGTGCATTAAATCTCCCTCAACTGTACCGAGCCCCCCTTATAGCGCCGGTTACCATCCACGCTGACCAGCGCAAACGCGGCTTCTAAGTCGCTTGTTACGCGCATGGTCTTTACTATGTCCGCACCGCTATAAGGGTCGGTAAACGTCACGCCCACGGTGTCGCCCATCAACGCATTGTAGTATTCCGCGGATTCTGCTTCTGTCATCGGGAAAAACGATGTTTCGACAATATATCTGTCTTTCGAGCGGGCCGCGTGCTCCTTGTCATCCATTGTTGTGATGACCTTGCTATAGCTCACCTCGCGCCGCACATTGTAAGTGGACACTTTCTCGTGCACATCCAACGCGCCAATTCGTAATGTAATATTCATTTACACCCCCATTGCGCGCTGCATCTGCTTGTTGTACTTGTAGGCTGTCTCGCCGATCACTTTCCCGTCAAGCACCGACTGCACAACGATGTGGATATCGCCGCCCATGCCGCCGAGGGAAGATAGCGCGCTGCGCATCTGGCCGCCGAAAGATTGCTCCGCGCCGATCTGCGCCGTGCCGAAGTCCAGACCGCCAGTGATGCCGCGCTTAATGCTGTCATACTCGTTGTCCCAGCCCTCGCCAAGGCCCAGCGCCATATTCTCGCCGATTCCCGCAAACACGCGGGACGGGGAATGGATCCCCAGCTTGCTTTTTACGCCGGAAACGATCCGCGAGAAGAAACCACTGACCTTATCGCCGATCCAGCTGCCCATTGCCTTGATACCTTCCCACAGACCCTTCACGATCTGTTTGCCGACATCTACGATGTCGGGAAGCGAGGAAACGAAGGTCTTTACAATGGTCGCCATCATGTCAAGCACCGACCGAACGATTTGCGGCAAATTCTCGGCAAGGCCGCTGACGATTGCCAACACCATTTTCATGCCCAGCTCAATGACCTGCGGCAGTTTTTCGACGGCATAGCCAACGAATTTTTCGATCATTTCAGGGCCTTTTTCCTGCACCACAACGCCAATGTTTTCAAGGATTCTCTCAACGACCGGCAAGAGATTCTCCGCCACCGTCACGGTGCTGCTCAAAAGGTTTGTAATAAGTTCCGCCATGTCGGCGTTTTCATCGCCAAGCCCCGTGATAAAGTTGTCATACGCCGCATTCATCGACGCGATAGAGCCTTGGATCGTCGTGCTGGCTTCCAGTTGCGTTGTGCCCGTGATGCCCATTTCCGTCTGCACGGTATGGATAGCGTCAACGATGTCCGCGTAGCTGTCGATGGTGTAGTTGGTGTAGTTGCCCTGCGCGGCATTTAAGGCATTTGCATCATCCAAAAGACGCTGCATTTCCTCCTTCGTGCCGCCATAGCCGAGCTTGAGGTTATCCAGCATCGTATAGTTTTGCTTGGCAAAGCCCTGATAGGCGTTCTGGATAGATTCCATGCTCGAACCCATCTTATTTGCGTTGTCCGACATGTCGGTAATAGCCAGATTCGCCTTTTCTGCCGCCGCGTCCGTGTCGTTGCCCATCGATTGCAGCAGAGACGCAGAAAACGCCGTCACGGTGGTCATGTACTCGTTCGCGCTCATGCCCGCCGTCTGGTATGCGTTCGCGGCGTACTGCATCACGGTATCGGCAGAGGACTTGAACAGCGTTTCCACGCCACCGACCAGCTGCTCATACTCACCGTAGCTTTGAATTGCTGCCTCGCCAATGTTTTTTACCGCGCCTGCAACAGCTTTTACGCCAGCAACAATGGCTTGCCCTGCAATATTGGCTTTTAGCACGTCGCCAAAGCTCAATGCCTTTTCTTTGGTATCCCCGAGGTTTTTATCTACTTCGCTCGTGTCTACGCTGATTTTGACAAAAAGGTCTAATAAATTCATGTTCTCACCACGCTTTTTTGGTGTTTTTGGTGAAAGGCCCTTGAAAAGTCAAGGCTTATGTACTACAATTTCAGAAAAGGAGGTTTTTGCCATGATCAATTTCAACAAAGATTCCGCATTTGACTTAAAGCCTATTCCCATTGCCGAAGTCCGCGACGAGGTCAACGGTCTTTTGATCGCGGGCGAAGAGATCGCCTGCGCGTTTAAAACGATCCGCGACCAGCTTATCTTCACCAACAAGCGCATCATTTCCGTTGACGTGCAGGGCATCACCGGAAAACGGAAATCGTTCAGCTCCATGCCCTTTTCCAAGGTGCAGTTCTTCGCTATCCAGACACCCGGACTTGTTGAGCTGATCCCCGACAGCGAGCTTGTCCTGACGTTCTCCAATGGCTTTACCGCCAAATTTGAGTTCAAAGGCGATACCGACATCGGGAAGATCGGCCGCATGATCTCGGAATACGTCCTCAAATAACGCCTATCCCTCCGCCGCCCCGTCAGGGGCGGCTTTTTTTATCGTCAGCCCGCACCGCGCGACAATATCGGCGGTAATCTCTTCGCACGTTCTGTTGTCCTGTTTTTTCGGCTCAATAATGTCCGCGTATCGCGCCTTGATGTAGTTTCCGCCCGCGTATCGCGCCGTGTTTTCGGCCACAATGCGCAGCGCGTCCGTCACATAAATGCGGTATGCGTCGTTTCTTGCTTTTTCATTGAGACGCGCCGTGCAGTATCGCAAGAACGGCTTTATTCTTCTTTGCCCTCGGTATTCTCCTGCGCAGAGCCAGAGGATTTCCCGCTCTGCGCTGAGAGAAAAAGCGCGCCGAATGCTTCATCGGTCAAAAGTTCCGTTGCGTCTCGCATCAGCTTGACGAGGTTCAGCGCGCCCTTGTAGCTTTCTGCGCTCACGCCCTCAATAGAGGCAAGAATGGCAATGATGTCGCCCTTGTGGCCTTTGAGCAGCGCAGGGAGCGCTTTTCGTGCCCTCTGCATCATAAACTCTTTGGCTGCCATGCCCTCCGGCAGCTTTTCCCGTCGAAACATCGCGGAAGCCTGTTCGTCCTCTGCAATGTTGGCAATCGGGTCGATGATATCCGCGATGACGTCAAAGACGCGCTCGCCCTGAATGTCGGAAAGTCTCATTTACGCCTCCGCCGTGCCGGCCTTGATGTAGATTTCAAACGGGACCTTGTCCTGCGCGCTCATGGAATAGTGCGCCGTATACTCAAAGGCAAACTGCCCCTTTGCCTTGTCGCTGGTCTGCAGCTGGAAGCCGCCGGTGGACAGTGCATTCATCAGGTGGATGGCGATGAAGCCGCCATTTTTATCGCCGTTCTTGTCGGAGTAGTCGCCCACCAGCCAGATATCGGAAAAGTCAGCGTCCGACAGATCGTTCCGAGGCGTTACCTTCCCATCGCTGGTACTCACATCAGCAGCACCGCAAAGGCTCTTTGCGATCTTGGTGTCTGCGTTGATGAACGTACCCGTCATCTTCGCCTCCCAAGAATCCAGCCGTTTCAGCTCCTTCATGTTCTTCGGGCAGTTGTCAATGTCTTCGCCAAAATCGGAAAAGCTGGGCGTTGCGGTAAAATTTACGCCGCCGGTAGTCGCGCCGATCTGTCCCGCCTCTCCGATGGTGCCAGTTGCAGGCGTGAAGTCGGTCGTCAAAACACCGGCGTTGATTTGCAATTTCTGAAATGTATCAACAGGAATTTTGGTAAATTTCATGTCGTTGTCCTTTCATCAGTTTTGCGACAGGTATTCAACGGTAAGATTGAGATACCGCCGCTTGATGTTCTTGTCGCTCTCGTCCGTGATGTTCTGGCACCACGGGGAGCCACGCGTGATCCACATCGCGCCGCCATCGTAAAAGACAAACGTTCCACCCATGCCGATGGCGTCGGCGATCTCCTGCGCCTTCGCGTTGGGTACTGCTTCGCTCTCGGTGTAGTACCAGAGGTTGACCGTCAGCGCGATTTTGCCGCTCTCCCATGAGCCTGTGATAAGCTCATAGGTCAGCCACGGGAAAACCGCGTCCTCCGGCACATTGGAGGTGGGATATGCCGGGAGAAATTGGGAAAACCACGCGTGGAGCGCCTTGTCCTTTGTCATTTCGGCAGCTCCTTTCGCTCCGCGGTAAAGAATTTTAGTGCCTTAATGATCGCACCCGCAGACCTCGGCGCGGCCTTTTCCTCGGGATTCGAGGTCACGCGGTAAGTGTTGCCGGTGGACGTGTCGCGGAAATAATCGTTGTACTCGATGGGAACGCTCTGATTGACCAGTGCGGAATATACCGATGTAACGCCGTCCTTTTCCGCTTTTCGCGCCTCCATCGATGTGTCAAGAGACTGGTAATTGAGGAACTCCGCTCCCTCTTCCCACGCGGTGATGTAGCCGCCCGCGCCGTCGGGCGTGCGCTTTTTCTCCATCAAAATGCACTTGTGGGCAAAATCGTCCAGTAAACTCACGGTTCCACCCCCTTGAGCTTGCGCCAGTAATTTAATCGGCCTTTAAAAGCGCCCTGCCAGCCCGTCCCAGCGCTCGTGTCGGCATTTCCGCCGCTCGCCTTGGTGTAACTGTACCCGCCGAAGCTTTCGCTCGTGTACGGGCTTAAAACGGCTTCACCGTTCTTTTCTTCCCACGCGGCGATATCTTCGGCAAGCACAACCACAGCTTTTGGCACCGCCAGCGCCCACACCGTCCCGGTAAAGGTTTCATCCGTCAGGTCAGCCGCCGGATATTGATGCAGACCGTCATTAAACACAGAGCCGCAGATGCGGAAATATTGATTAGTCAGGAGAAAGGGCAGCGTAATGCTGCCATTCTCCACGGTGAACGTGCCCTCTTGAATCTCCACAAGGAACCAGTTGTTCAAGTGCCGCAAGACCTGTTCAAGCATTACGCCGCCCCCTTATTTAGCCCGCAGCAGCCGCAGCAACGGTAGCCACGGCAATGCCGTCCAGATACTCAGCCCACAGCTTCATGCCCATGATGGCGTACATATCGCCGGTGGCGCGGCTGTAATCGCCGTCGACGTGAACTCCGATCAGGTTGGTCTCGCCCTTCACGGTGTAGTTCAGGCCCAGCTTGGCAAAGTCGCTGTCGCTGGGGTCCACATAGTACAGGTCGATGTTCTCCACGGGCAGAGCGATCACCTTCTTGGAGGCAATGTACTTCTCAGGCAGCAGGAACAGAGTGCGGTAGCCCATGAAGTTCTCCACGTAGTTGATGCCGAACATGGTCTGCACGGTGATCTCCTTGTCGCCCAGGTAATCGTAAGCGTCGATGATGTTGGCGAAGCCCACCACCTCGGTCACGTCCTTATCCAGACCGGCAAACTTGTCCAGCACCTTGCCCTTAGCCATGGCCAAAGCGCGCTGCCACGTCTTCTCGGTCACCTTCAAAGTGCCGGTACCGAGGAAGGTATAGAAGTCGGTCAGGACCTTGTTCTGCAGGGCCACGAGGAAAGCCTCATCGGTCTTCTCCACGGCAACGTCAGCGCCGTACTTTGCCACGCTCTCGATCGTCACGCTCTTGGCATACTTGGAAATGTCGATGTCGCCGTAGGCAACAGGCTCCACCTTCATCTTGGTGAAGGGGATCTCGTCACCCTCAGCCACAGTGCCGCCCTTGAGACCGCCGTCCACGCTGGCCTTGTAGGAAACCAGCTTCGTGCCGGGGGCCTTGCGGATGGGACGCATAATGCCCATGATGTTGCGCAGTGCGTCCCAGTTATCAGCGAAGCGGGACACGAAATCCACCTCACGGGCAGAAGTGGTAAACTGGGCAGAAGTTGTTACGTTAGTTTTCGCAGCCATAAATAGCTCCTTTCAAAAAATCAGTTGTTTTCGCTTGCCATCAGATCGGCAAGCGCTTTCTGGCGCTCCGCCGTAGACATCACATAGCGGCCCTTATCGTCCTTCTTATAGATGTCCTCGCGGGTCTTCGCGCCACCGGTGTTCGCCGGGGGATTGGCAGGATTCGCACCGTGCGTCTGCGTGGTGGAGACAAGCCCCTTGTAGGTGCCGTTTACGAGTGCATCAAGGCTCTTAGTGTCCTTGATCTTCTCGCCGTCCAGCTCCAATGCGGCCATTTCTTCGCCGCAGCCACGCATGGCAAGGTCCAAATTTGCGCCGGTGATGTTTTTGCTCTCAAAGTAAGCGCGCACGGCCTTTTCCTTTGCCGCCTTGCTTTCCTTTGCCGTGATGTCAGTCTTAAAGGCTTCAAAGGCCGAGTGTTCCTTCTCGTACTTCTCCTTGTAACCGCCATCGCCTGCTGCCTTGAGGTCGTCCAACTGCTTCTGAACGCCGGGTAGCTTCTCCGCGTCCGCCTTATACTTCGTGAGATCGTCCTTGAGGGGGTCAACCACGCCCAGATGCAGCGCAACCAAGCGATTTTCGATCTCTTCGGTGCAAGCCTCGCCGAGAATATTTCTGATTTCCGCTCTCGTAAATTTCGCCATGTTATTCGTTCTCCTTTTCCTTGGCCCCAATTCTTCGGGGGCGAACGTTGTATAAAAACCGCTGTACCTCGCGGGTTTTACCGAAAACAAAAGAGCCAACCACCGAGAAATTCTCGGTAGCTGGCTCCCATTGCCCTTTCCCGCGCCCAATTACGCGGAAGCTGTGTATTTGATTGTTTTCTTGACCTCTAAGACAATGTACCCGTCGCCTTTTCGGCGTATTTCAGCATCATTGCCGCGCTTGATGATGGCTTCAATAGCCTTGATGGTCTCGTTATCCATTTTTCAGCTCGTCCTCAAAAATGTTTTTGTAAGTCTGCGTATGATCTGCAAGCGCCGGTTTGAGAAACGGATGCGCTTTATTGCCTCGCGTGTAGTGCCAGTTGCCTTTTTCATCCTGATACACCCACGGCGTAGGCCGTCCTCCGCCTCCCTCGGCATAAATGCCGGTGCCAAGCTCTTGATAACCGCCATATTCAACGTCCGTGCCGACAATAACCGACATTTCGTCATCGTTGACCTGATGCGTAATGCTGTTTTTGAGCCTGCTCGTGTCATAATGCGCAAGGTCTTTTGCATATCCTTCTGCTTGAGTTCCGCAGCGTTCTAACGCCCGTAAAAGCGCCGCGCGCAACTCTTTGCCGATTTCGCTGCTATGGTCTGCAACTTCAATTTCCACGACTTTTCACCCATTCTTGCCATTCTGCAAAGGTCATTTCGCTTACAACCTCATATTCGCCATTTGCGTTTTTTACACGCATTTTTCTCGGTTCTGCTTCAATACCCGCCTTTTCGACCGTCCGCATCGTGCATCGGCAATTATACACAAGATATCCCGGCGCACCCATATCGCCCGGATACATCATGTCATATCCATCGACATTAAAAGGCTTATCCCATTCAACGGTCTGCCCGTCGACCATCCCGTGTGCATGGCGCGTTCGCCCATCTTTGACAGCGACCCAGCGCTTTCGGACGTTGACCCCCATCTTCTCCGCCGCCGCATAGCTGTCCATGCGTCCGGCGTTCTGCGCGCCTGTCACGGCGGTTCTGGCCGTGCGAATTGCGGAATCTCGGCTCATGGTGGTAATGCGCTTTTGCAGGTCATCCGCCATGTGCTTGATGCTCTTTCCCTGCAAGATGGAACTGGTCACGCTTGTCGTGATCTGCTTCTTGCCATACGCGAGGTCGATGCCACGCTTTAAGGCGCGTTTCGGCGGGTAATATGGCATTAAATCGGGTTGCTCTACCATGAGCCGCTTGACCGTCTGCTCGTCCCACAGGTCAAAGCCGACGTTGCCCGCGACCTGCTCGATGGTGTACGCCGAATAGTTGCGGTTAAGAGAGTAGATACCAGGCGTTGCATCGTTGGTGTAGGACACCGCCACGGCGTTCGCATCGGTCACGCGGTGCGCCACTTTGTCCCGCATAGCTTGATAGCGTTCTCCGCGCCCGATCTGGTTCAGCCGCCAGTGCTTATAGTCGGCCTCTGTCCATTCCTTACCGTTCTGCACGGTGCCGATCAGCGCTTTCATTTCCTCGTCGCGCTTTTTGAATTGCTCAAAATATTCGTCGATGGTTGCCTGCAGCTCTTTCCCGGCCTCGCGGTATAGTTTCGCGATGCGACGCTCCAGCTTTGCAAGCTCCTTGTCGGTCAGTTGATGCCCAAGATCACTGGTCGCCATCGCCGCTCACCCCCGGCGCGTCCGGATCTTCAATGCTCCGGTCAAGTTCTTCTGCCGCCTTCCGCTTTGCCATGTCCTCGTACTGGTCAATGTCGCCGTTGATGGTCAGCAGCTTCTTTGTGATGTATTCGTCATCGTAATACGCCGCGCCCAGAAGGATGTTCTGTGTTTCCTCGCTCTTGTTGATAATCTGGTTGCGCGTGTAACTCGGCTGGTCCTCAATGCCTGCCAAACGCAGAATCTCAACAATAAACCGCGTTACCTCGGATTCAAACTTGTCCGTCTTCAAATCCAACGGCACATAGCTGGCCTTGATCGCGGTCGCCGTCTGGTTCCCTGCGGATACCGCCGCCGCGTCAAAGCACTGGAAATCTTCGTACAGCTTTTTCTTGAGCATATCAATGGTGCTGCTGGTGCCCTCATAGGGAGCCTCGATGGTCTTACTTTCCACCTTTGCGCCATCATCGCCGTTGGCGTGGGCTACATGGGTGGTTTTCAGCCGTTCAACAAACTTTGCATCGTCCAGATCCGTCATGCCCTCACAATTGGAAATCACCCAATAGATCAGATTGCCCTCGTCCACGTTGTTTACCATGTTGGAGGACGCCAAATCCAGCGCGTCAATGGTATTGCGCTTGCCGACAATCTCGGATAGGCACCGCTTGTTGTTTTTCAGCGGCACGATGGGGAAACTCGGATAATTCCCACCGTCATAGATTTCGGTTTCGCCAACTTCGGCCTTGCGCTCGATCAGCTTATAACTGCGCTTCGGCTGCATGACGTCCATATTTTCGCCGCTGGGCTGGAAATACTCGGTAAAGCCGTCAATCTCATACAGCGTCGCTCTCAACGGCTTATCCTGTGCCACCTGCCAGAACCGGATACCAGCTTTCATTGCACCGTCTTCCTCATCGTAGAGAGGGACAAACTCAAGCAAGGAGAACACCCGCAAATGCGTCAGATCCCAGAAGCCGAAAGACACGCCTGCGATTTTCGCCTCACGCGCCGCATCCATGACTTCCTGGTCAAAGTCCGGGCATAGCTTGTTTGGTGTTTCCTTCTCCGCGAAGGTCACGCCGTTGCCCAGAAGATACGATACCTCCTGATCCACCGCCAGACCGAAGAATCGGCTGGCCAGCTTGTGGTTTGCCGTCCACATATCCGCGTGGGCGCGGCCCTGCATATCATAGATGATCTTTTCATAGCGGTTGATTGTCGGATTCAGCCCGTTGTAATATTCCTCAGCATCCGCCGCCGTCTTATATGCGTGGGATTCACGGTGCTCGTTGATCGCGCTGCGGATAAACTCCATCCGCGCCTTTTCGTCCTCGCCCACCGCCACAAGGTCATTATATGTCTTAATCTCCGCTCACCCCTTGTCTCAGAATGGAAACATAATCAGAGCTGTCGCGTTTGTTCCACAACCGCTTTACGATGCTGGCCGCGCTGTCCGGCGCGTCATCATGCTCCACGTTCTCGTTGTAATCGCAAATCTGGTCGATATACGCATCATCCGTCCCGGCCACAAAAACCACATTGCGCCATTCCGCCTTGAGATAGCTTGTGATTTTAAGGGATTTGTTCATGCTTTCGTGATAGGTAACGGCCCGTTCCCCCTTCGCGCGCAACGCCTTTGCCAGATAGCCCTTGTCGGCGTTGGTCTCGCAGTAAATCACCCCAGCATTGAAAGACTTCCGAAGCCGGATGATCTCATCCATGCAATCGTCCACATGCTTGTGCCAAAGCCGCCCATAGAGGTAATATGTCGTTCCCTTCTTCCGGGCGACCGTAAACGCCGTGTAGTCATCGCCGCCGTATGCCGCGTCGATATGGCAAATGCCCTGCTCTGCAAGGCAAGGCTCCGCGCCCATTTGCGGCGTGTCAAAGATCACATCATCACTGGCAATGTGCCGCAGCTCGTAGTTTGCTGCAAACAGGGATGACGTCATAGACGATTTAATGGTTTGCAACTCATCCCCGGAGATCAACCCAGTTGAATAGCAATCGTACTTTTCGATATTCGGCATCATGGAAAACGCGTCTTCCTTGTGCCAGGGCGTTCCGGTGTTAAAAATGCGCCCGCCACGATTGCGGATGTTCTGCAACTCCTGATAGATCGTTTTTGTATGGTCTCGCTCTGCGCGGGAAATGCGATCCTGCACGTTTACAATATCGTCCGTGAATATGCGGTCGAAATGCTTGCCGGTCAATGACCCGTTCACGCCACACGCCACAAGCTGGCTCGTGCCCTTGTTGTCCGCTGCCAGATTCGTGGAAATCTCCGTCGCGGATACCGTTGTCAGGATCAACGGTTTCCCGTGGATCTTCTCGCACAGCGCCTCCATGTATGGCGATAGCAGCAGATTCCGCACCTGCCGCACAACCTCTTTCACGTCCGCATCCGTTTTCCGCATAAACAGCGTTTTGAGATTCGGCAGAAGGACGATGATCTCCGCCAGCGCAATCGAAACGCACGTTGTCTTATAGCTGCCACGGTGCGCCTGCAAGGTTTTGTCCTCACGCCCGCGCACCATATCCTGTATCCATGCGTTGTGCAGCGCGCCCAGCTTATCAAACCCAACGGCATGGCCGAACGCAATGGGATTATGTATCAGCAGTTCCGCCGCTTGTATCCGCGTCATTCTGCATCACCATCTTCTCCAACTCGTCCAATGCAATGCCCTTCGCGTCCGTCACCGCCACGTCCACGCTGTCGCGCTGCCCCAAAAACTGTTTGCCGAGGAAGATCGCCATTGTAGCATTCTTTTCGGCCAATCGCCACTGGCTCCGACGCAGTGAAATTTTCCCCGCACCGCGCTTTTGCTTAAATACCTCGGAGAAACTGGCATGATAGGTGCGTTTACACCAACCATCCAGTGTTTTATCAGTCACATCAAACCAACCGCAGATTTCCTCAAGCGTGCATTGCAGGCCGCAGAGGTTCTCGAACTGCTTCTGGTCTATTTCCTTTCTTGGCCTTGCCATACGCGCCCTCCTTTCTCTGCTGGCGTTTAATAAACTTCTCCATGTCCCGCTTCAAATACGGGCTGTCTGTTTTGGCAATAATCGCCTGTGCTTCATCTATCGTCATTTCCCAAGCTTCGAACGATTGCCCATTCCCGCTCCGACAACTTCCAAATATCCGTGTTGACCTTTTCCGCAGCAGCCTTTTCCGCAGCAGCCTTTTCCGCAGCAGCCTTTTCCGCAGCAGCCTTTTCCGATAGCAAAAAGCCGGAGCCGAACAAGCCTTTCCCCGACGCTTTCTGTGAGTCAAGTGCGCGGATAAAATGTGCATCTCTTTCGCTAATTTCAAGGCTTACGCCGTGAGCTGCCATATAACACAGCATCGTTGCTGTCAAAACCTCGTCTGGATATGAGTATTTCGGCAGTTCTCTGTGCAACTTTTTGAGATTCTTTTTGTTCTCGTCATCCAGTATTTCTCTTAAATCAGCAGCAGCGACAATCTTATTGCCCCCCATGTTGGTAACAAACGACGTATTGACAGACGCGCCGTTTTCATACACAACTCCGCACCCGCACGCCACATAGTTTGCCGAGCCTCGCATAATTCCGAGGAGCGTAAGCGTCGGAGCAAACAGAAAAAAGTTGATTCTCTTGCTTGTGTACCACTCGCAGATTTCTGAAATAATGGAAAAAGGTGGATTGTCTATCACAACACACCCGGAAGGGTATTTCTCGCTTTTATAATCTCCGCCCGGATAAAACGGGCGCACAATCGCGGCATTGCCAATTTCGTACTTCTCAGCCGCCCAATCTCTTACTGCGTCGTAGATGTTATCTGGCGTGTAGCAATCGTCCGTTGTTTTCTTCGCTTCAAACTTTTTCAGAAACTCTTGATATTCTTCGTCATCGTCCGAAAGTTCCCCGCGCTCCATTCGTTCTCTAAATTCCTGTTCACGTTCTTCGTTAGTAAGTTCCGTTTCGTCGGTATCTCGGAAATCCCAGTCAAAATCAAACGCCGACAAATCCAGCCCAGGCAGCTCGTCAGCCAGGAGGTCAAAGTCCCAGTCGCTCTCGTTGCTTTTATTATCCACCAGCCGCAGGGCGTTCACCTGCTCCGGTGTCAGATCATCCACGCAGACACAGGGCACTTCTTCCATGCCCAGCTTCTGAGCAGCCAACGCTCTGCAATGCCCAATGACGATAACTCCATCACGGTCAATCACAATCGGCTGCACAAAGCCGTATTGCTTGATGCTCTCCGCAACATTGTTGATTTGCCGTTTATCGTGCTTTTTTGCGTTGCCGGCATACGGCACAATATCCGCAAGCCGCCGTTTTGTGATTTCCATGCTTTCCTCCTGTTTTGTCACCAGCCCCCGCCCCTTGGACTTACATAGCAGACTTTACCCGCCCCGAAGGGCCACAACGCCGCCCACATTTGGCGTTATTCTTTCCATTGGCCGTCTTTCTCGCTTAGATTGTCACACGCTACCGACAACTACGCTCCGAAAAGTCGTAGCCCCTATTCCGTCAGGTCAAACCGGTCTTGACGCATCAAGACAAGCGCAGTTTTCAGCGAGCTTTGTCATTTCCATGTGAGCCATGACGACAACGGTCTCACATTGTCCGGGCGCTACCCGGCCACTGGCACAGACGGTGGGGCTCGGACCCACGACATACCGGCTCACGAAGTCCGGTGCTTTACCAACTGAGCTACGTCTGCGTATGTCCCCGCTGGGCCACATCGTTGAGAGGTGCGCGGGGTCCTGTGCCGCATGAGAGGTGCGACCTCTCGGCCCTGATCGTGGGCTGCATCGTGCGTGCGGCAAATCGCGGGGGGGCGGTGTGAAAAGATGAAAAGCACCGCGCCCCGCTATGGCGCAGGAGGTAAACGCCATAAATGAGAGAACCGCAAAGGCTTTTACACCTCTGCGGTTCAATTTTCTCATGATTGCAATACCCTTACTCACTTATAAGTGAGTTTTGCAAAATATTTTTATAAACTTTTTGGATAGTCCGACCTGCCAAGCAGGTAGTCAATCGACACGCCGAAATAATCAGCAATGCTTATCAGCGCGTCCATTGACGGTTTCTGCGTCCCCATCTCATAGCGCTTGATGGTGTTACGGTTCAGCCCGCACAGCTCAGACAGAACGCAGCGCGTTAATTGCTGGCGTTCGCGTAACCTCCGCAGCCGATCAGGAAACGTGCTCATCGCATCACCTCAATCATCTCCCGCGCTGTTGATCAGCCTGTCAAGATAGAATCTCGCCTTTCGCAGATCTTCCTTGCCGTTTTTCAGCGGCCAGCGCCACATGTACTTGAGCACCTGTCCCGTCAGCCATGCTTGCATCGGGTCTTTCTGGCACGTCAATGCGGCCGCAATGGCGTCGATGCACTCGACCCCTCCCGCCGTGTAATGCGCGGGGTGACTTACATTGTCATGCTCGATGCACGGGCTATTGGCAGGTGCGCTCCCTCTCGGCGGTGTACTCCATTTAAACGGATCGTTACTCATGGCGCGCCACCTTCCGCTTCACCCACGCCCACAGGTTTCTCCACGGATGGGATTCTGCGTAATTGGCGCGCTGCTCGGCGTTGTAGCGCTTGTCACGCATTACATCAATGACCGTCCCCTTAAAAGCAAGATCGTCGTTCGCCCGCCCAAGCGCCGCCTCAGTATCGGCGAGCTTATTTCGCAGCACATCTGCGTCCGCTTTCAGGTTTGCGATCTCGTTCTCTCGGGTGATGGCCTCGCCGTTCATCTGGTCAAGCTTTTCCGTCAGCGTGCCGATTTCTCCGCGCAGTTTTTCATTTTCCTCGGCCAGTTTTACTCCGGCCTTAAAATGTGCCGCCGCCTCGGCTTCCGCCGCTTCCTGCCTTTCGGTGGCTTCCTCCACCATCTTCGCCATCTGGTCTTTGGTGTACTTCTTTACGTTGATGCTCATAGCTTGGCTCCTTCCATTTTCATCTGTTCTTCCCGTCCCCGGTCGCTCACGATGCTCACGACCTTGCAGTCACCATATTGCTCAATATCCATGGCGATGCGCTCCTTGATGCCCTGCGCGTCAGCGGCGGGGACGTTGGCTTTAATCGTGATCGTCAGCATATACGTTCCCTTTCACGTGCTCTTTCCACCACAGATATTCTTTGCGCTCTCGTCGATATTCAAAAATCAGGCTTTCCGCCTTGCAGATATCGCGGAATCTGTTGCTTGCTGCAATCCATGCAGTCTCAACCAGCCACCATAAAAAGCATAACGCTGCAAGAATCGCTGCAATGCCGCCAATCGCTATAAAGAACATTCCAACGCCTTCAACAAAAGATTCCATTCGTTACACCTCCTTCGGCTCGCCGTAGCTGCAAAAATCGGTGCTGCCCACATTGCGTCTATTACATGGCGCGCGCCTGTTGTGACACGTCAGCGTCCCCGGCTTACCGTATCGCTGGGTAAGCTCTGACGGCAATGTGCTGTGCGCGCAGTCCTTGCACCGCGTCACGACCACAGCATCGACGGTGGGAGCAGCGGCCACAATGGGCAAAGCAATTTCGTCCCTATCTGCGTTGTCGTACCACGGCTCGTCATCAAGCTTTTCCCATAGCACGTCGCCATCAATCAGCCGCATCGCTGTCACCTCCGTCCATTTTTGCAGAGTTCTCCACAAAGTTGCGGACTCTGGCCGCGCAGGAGAGGCACAGTTGTTTCTCCGCAGAAAATGGTGTCTTAAAATTCACAACGCCGTAGTGATTGAAATCCAGATTCACACCGTCAACCTCGTAGTCAATCTCGCGCCCGCACATATCACAGAACACTTTAACCATCAACTATTCCCTCCGTCCATCTTGGCCCCGCAGTAATAGCAAAAACGGCACTCATTCTCAAAGATTGCATCGTGTGCATCATCTGTCGGAATATCCACGCCGCAGTTTGAGCACTTTCCATCTACCCACCGCCCATGCACCACCGGCGCAACGTCGGCGGCGGGAAACGCTGCGATGACAGCATATACTCCATCCGCAAATAGTCTTTCTACCAAACCATGTTCTCCAAGCCCCATTTTCTTGAATTTGGTAATGAGCGCTTCCCGCTCAATGCATTCAGCCATCTTCATCCCCTCCAAATTCCGCCTCGTACAGTATATATAGCACTCTTCTGGGCTGTTGCCATCTACTGTTTCAAGTATTGCTTCTCCGCCGCAGAACGGGCAAGGTTTCAGGTCATACATCCTTCGTCGCCTCCACATAGCACCAGCTCTGAGGCGGGCGCTTGATTGTCCGGCCGTCACAGTCCATTTTGCTGTAGTTGTAATAAGGACAGGCACAGCAATCCGACTCGACTTTACATAGACCCTTGAACTCGCTCAGTTTCTTCGGCGTATCGTAGATTTTTAGGTCGGAGATGTGCCAGCCATAGCCGGTTCTCCCGTTGCCGATGTAGTCAGCAAGCTCCTCGTATGTAAGACAAGATCGCTCCATGTGCTCGAAAAACCAGTTCTGAATGCCACCATTGTCGAAAACATTGATGGGAAATATCCGGTCGCACACAAACTCGCCGATTACCTTACCATTTCCAAGTGGGCAGTTCAGTGATTTCATCGACCCCGTATCTAAGTAGTCCTGCATCAGACGTTCCGGTGAAATAGGAATGTTCAGGTCAGGTCTACCGCTGGTGCAGTAGATATAGCACTTAAACGGCGTTTCCAACTTCGGACGGGTCTTTCGCACCTCAACGGTTTTCTCACCGCTGATAATCTTCTCGCACCACTTCGGGCGGATGCTCAACATAACAACCTTACTCATTTCTTCATCGCCTCCAATGCTCTTATATTCGTCTCTGTCAATGTGCGGTTGCTTGCAATATATGTTACAGCCTCACTTCTGTTTTGGCAGGCTACACACTCACACCTATTGCAACTACTTGACGTGTTTTCTCGAAAAGGGCATGAATAATTAAAGCAATCCACTATTTCATCGCCTCCAATGCCGCTTCCGCCTCCTCGCGGGTCAGGAATACGGTCTTGCCAAATCCGTTTAGCGATACGCCATACTCCCGCCCTCTGGCGCCTATTGGCTCAAGGCCAATAAAGCCGATTTTATTGCCCATACCAATCTGCTTGACCTCGCACTCGCTTATATGCTTATCCGTGTCCATCAAGGCGAACACCCGCTGGCCCACCTTGCACGGCAGCACCACCAGCCGCCCGTCCTTGTCGGCTTTCAACAGCTCCCGAATCCGTTCTGCCTTTGACGTGTCATCGCTAAAGGCAGATTCAATGATTACCTTTGCGTTTTCGCACTGTTCCGGCGTCAGTCTCGTGTCCTCGTAGGCGGCGAGGCGATTGATGATGTCCCGGATATCAGCGTCGCTGTAAGCTTCGATTAAGTCCCCAGATAATTTGCTGATATACGGCTCTTTCGGGCGATACGTCAGTCGTTCCATCACTCCGCCTCCTGCATCTTACTAATCACTTTTCGAATCACATCGCCGCCGTAAGCGTCTTTTGTCAGCTCCAAAAACTTCGTCAGCGTCATCATGCCGTGCTCAAGGTCAACACCGTGATCGCGGGCAAACTGCTTTCGCCCCATGTCGCACGAGCCAGTCAGGCGGTGATGCCAGTCATAAAAATACTGTGTCGGATATGCTTTCTCGCGGTCTGTTTCGCGCAGAAACGTGTCAATGCGTTCATCTTCCGGCATATCCTCGAAAAGCTTGTCTCGCAGTGCCTCCATTGCTTCGCGCAGCGTTTCCCCGTGTGCAAAAACATTGTCTTGCTTGACGATGTAGCACGGCGTGAGCGTCAAATCACCGTTCAGGATTGCCCCGTGCGCGGTGTTGCCGCGCACGGAACGAATCAGCGTATTGACACCGTCGATTTTATAGACAGCTTCCCCATTGAAGTTTTTAATGCCGTAGCCGTCGCCGGAGCCGTAGCCGTAGCCGGA